TAAATCCAACGTAATATGATAGCACTAACAGAAATAAAACCGCTTTGCACGATCCATTGCAGTAACGACAAAATTATCTTCGTAGAAATGACAGTCGAGCAACTGGACAAGAAGATGGAGAACTCCTACATGATACTAGATGATTGAACGAGATTATCAACCGCTCGCAATCTAATTAGAAGTTATTGACCTGCAAGTGCAGTAGAATACTATGAATACTTCATAATTCCAAGCCTACCAGATACAAAACGTATGTTCATGCAGGATTTGCTTGGAAGACTACCAGAAGAGGCAAAGAAGAAGGCAACATTGGAGATTTTACTTAGGAAACAGGACGAAGCTTAATTTTTAACTATAAGAATATGAAACTATACGATACTGTTTCCAATGATTGGAAGAAATGGTTTGCTTGGTATCCAGTCGAACTACAAACCTGAGAAGTTGTATGGCTAGAAACTATTTATAGAAAGTGGTTTCACGAAAATAGAATACCAGTTTCTCCTAGCTCTTGGGTAGTTTATAACAGGAAAGAAAATTTAATTTCTAAAACATGAAGATAAATACACAACATCTATATTCCAAACTAAAAGAGTTTGTATCAGAGTTTGATAGAATGCCGTCTATTAGAGAGTTGCAATCTTATGTATGATATAAGTCTACTCGTTCAATCTCGTTAATTTATCAAGAACTTATAGAGCTTTGAATGTTAGAAAGAAAATGAACAAAGTATTATTTAACTTGAATGGAGGAAGAAGAGTTAATTTCTAAAAAACAAATAAGAGATATACTATTGAAATACATTGAATGTGAAGAAAACTTCATAAAACTTCCTTGAATTTGAAGCTGGAGAAGATACCACGAAGTTAGAAAACAAATATACAAAGATATTACTATTACTTTACTAAATTTATAATTATATGATATTCTCACACCCTACAGAATCTTCACAAACCAACCCATACATACTAGACTTTCCAGTATGAAAAAATGCAGTATGAAGTATTTATCTTCAGAAAGATGCCTTAGAAGATATTTTCACAGACTTAATAAAGCTAAAAGACTGAGAAAGTATTTATATAAAAAGAGATTGAAATAAATATTTATGCAATATTGAATGAAAAGTATGATATTGATTTTGTACTCTTTCTATTTGAGAAGCACTTATTAAACTTGTGAAATAGACTTTAACTTATAACTCTTATAGAACTATGACACACTTATATTATTTCTGAGATATAAAAATCTGACCACTTCCAACTAACTTAAGAAAGTACTTTGATTATCATAATAGACTTGAAAGAGAAGTTATTGAGTATGAAAACTTTGTAAATCCAAATAAGATGCTTGAAAGATTACTTGATATAGACTATCTGGATGAATCATTTTTTATTAAAAATTAAATAATCTCTAACAATAACTACTATGAATAGAATAAAAGAATTAATGATTAGAAATCAAGAAGAACATTTTAGAACATTAAATCAACATATGACTTTTTTGAGGAATTATGAGATAGATAGGACTAAGGAACGACAAGAATATTTATCATCACTTACTCCAAAAGAGCGGACAAAACTATTAAGGAAAGAGAAATTTGATAAATGGAATTATGATATCAAATACCGATTAAAAAAGTTATTTAATTTACGCTTAAAACTCGTGGATAAGGATGATTGGGAAGATATGAAAAACGGAGACTATTAAACGAACCAAAATAAATGATTAGTCAATGGAAATATAAATAAATATTTGCAATATAGGGAAATAAGAGTATACTTGGCTTTAGTTTAACACTCAATATGAATACAATACCATTTCATCTCACAGATTCCACAGTCTCACTATTAGAAAACACTCTCGACAATCCCTCTCCTACTCTCATGTCAGGAGTAAGAAGAATACTCTATAAGGAAGTGGTGGCACAGATTTTACAAACTAACGAATAACTTATGACCGATAGCTTTCACAGACAAGTGCTAAAGCAAAGAGCAGAAAGAATCTGATTCACGCAAGAGAAAAGATTTACTCTTAGGCTTGCCCGATGACTTGTCTTCTATCTTCGTATAGATGAGTTCTGAAATTCTCATAGCATGGAGTACACGAGAAATGGAAGTCCACGAGAAAGAATATGGAACGTACACGTCAATACTATTGAAGATGAGATAGAGAAAGTTATATTTCTTATCTCGTAGCACTATTTAACCCCTTAACATAAAGGATATGACAGAACAAGAAAAATATTACAAAGCATTAAATGAAAAACGAGAAATTCAAAGCGAATTTGCAGGAGTACTACTCATATGAATAATATTTGTACCACCGATTATCTTCTTAATAGTTTTGATAATTAAACTGTTTATATTCTTAACAAAATAAATTATGACTAAAGAACAAATGCTCTCTGCACTGAATGATTTTAATACCTAAAGAATAATTATGAAAAAGATAGCCTCCCTTAATCTCAAGAAATTCTCCTCCCTTTCAAAGAAGGAACACAGAAAGCTCATGAACTGGCTACATCAAGTAACAAAAGAACTGGAAGAATCTCCGAAAAACTTGGATGATAACTATAAATGTAACCTTTACCTATAAGCCACCAAGTCTCAATTGATAGACCTCTTTACTCCTTAAATAAAATACTATGAGCTACCTACACTGCCACACTTGCCATTGGTCACAAGATGACTTCTGGAGTGAATCGTATAACCCGATAACATTCCTAGAAAATAACTACACGAAAGCACTTTTAGAAAAAGATTTATGAGAGGTGATAAAAATTGATACTTTTGACGATAAGAGAAATAAGTTCATAGGGATGAATCATAAGACTCGTGAGAATTTTATATGCGGAGAAATAGAGTGAGCACTGGGAAGAATAAAGAGGATGATTTACCGCACACATGAGGAATTCAAAACTATGAATCCAGAGTGAAAGTGTCCGAATTGCTGAAAGATAGATTTAGACATTGACTAAACTCTCTCACTCCCACAATAACCCTTTACTTCAATAACAAAAGAATAGATATGGAACTGATTTGAGATATGGCGAAAAGGAAATTCCCGAACGATGAAACTCGACAGGCATACTTTATCAAGAAATATGAGCAACTCAGATACTATCATAAGCCACATAAGATAGCCTATAAAATGGCATACTATGTAACTCGGAATAATCTTGCCTGAAAATAACCCCCTCTAACTCTATGGAAAAATATATATCCCTTGCTCAAGTAGAGCAACTCATTGATGAGATGATTGAAGAAGTAGAAGAAGAAAAGAAATGATATTCCAATAAAGACCTTACTGGGGTATATGTGCATAATAAGTTAAATATACGAATAGAAACACTTCAAGAACTCAAATCCAAGCTCTCCTCTCTTCCAACTGAGGAATCAGGATGGATAGCTTGCAAAGACGAAATGCCAGAAGAAGAGTGAGAATATCAAATCTTTGATGGAAACTCTCATGCACAGACAATATCATTTTATGACCCAGACAGAAGGAAGTTTTCTCAGGATTATCTCTGATGTAAAATAACACATTGGATGGAAAAGCCTAAACCTCCTTTACAATAACTCTATGCCAACCACTACCCAACACATACCAGAGGAATTGATAGAGGAAGCTCTTGCCCTTTGCGGAAAGACAATGGAGGATATGAATAAAATAACTCTTCATAGACCCCTAATAATAAAAGAGAGTTTCTCCATAGAGAGATTCTGCTATTACCTGCTATCTCTTGAATTTATTGAGAAATATTGGAGTGAATACCTTGATGGCGTGGATTGAATGGCATTTCCTGAAAATCTTGCACACTCTATAGGAGAATCTGTATATAGGTATCAATCCTGAGATGCAGAACCTCTCATTTTACTCCTAAAAAAGATACCATAGGTTATGAGATATAGAAAAAAGTATACATCACAACAAGCCAGAGACAGGATTCAAATATTGAAAGCAAGTCTCAATAATTATATTGAAGAAATCGAATACTGGAATAAAGATGATAAGCTAATAGAGGCATTATCATGAAAGACAAAAAATGAGTGCAAAGAAGATGCAAGAAAAAAAATAAATAGCATTCTAGAGGAAATTCGATACGTCAGAAAATATGCATCTTTTATTACATAGTTTATGGGGGGGGGCGCTAGTCAATAGCGTTTCCGCCTAAGGGTACTGATATTCATCAGTGCCTCCCCCCATAATCAATTGACTATCAATTGAGTTGACTACATTCTATCAAAAAATCTTAATATCTAATATATGACAACACAAACATATATACCTCCGACAAGAATGGAGAAAATAAGAAACGCTTTTATCATAGAAGCAGTATGACAAGAGAAGTTTGAAGAAATTATAAAGCATCCTGACTTCCTAAAACTTTCTAACCCCTAAGCACATGCACACTACAGCCATAGACATACTATCAGAAATGATAAAGGAGTACACGAAAAAAGAAAGTAACTCAAATGATGATTGAGATAGATGAGCTATTTATGCTCTTGTTGAAGCAAAGGTTAGAATCCTCGCTCTTCCTAAATCAGATGACGAACTTATAGATTTCGCACTATGGTATCATAAAGACCTTACAGACTCTCAAAGAGAAAGTAATATCTGGGATTTGATTTCGTTTTTCCGTTCCCTTCCTCCTACTCAATAACCTCAATAGTATAATCAATTGACTATACATTGACTATACATTGAGCATACTTTATAACCCAAATAACATATGTGGCAAACAACACGAGAAAAACTCAAATTCGACACTACTCGAAAATACTGTCCTGATTCATGGGCAGGTAAGATATATAACCTAATTTATAAAACTTTCAAATAATATGAAAAATCCAAATGATAGAAAAGACTATCTCGATGACTACCCAAAGGTAACTCGTGTAGAAGTTATAGATTCAAATTGAAGAGCGTATACAAACAATTCTTGTGAGAACGTAAAGATTTCAATGCAAGACAACTGACGGACTATAAAAGTATTTCTGTCTAATAAAGATAGTGCTTACGAACGAGCCAAGAAAGCTCCACCAGAGGAATTTACTAACTTATAATATATGAATCGAAAAGAAAAAATTGACTATATCAATGAAAAAATAATCTCTAAACTATAAGAATATGTGATACGCTAAAACAATAGAATATATAAAAATATGAAACTATAAATTCTGCAAAAGAATAATAGAATCTCATAAATGAAATATTACAACTGAGTATTACTTTATTGAGAAGTTTTGAAAAGAAATATTTCGATTTTAATCTCTAAACTATAATAATATGTACTCATATACTTGAACAACTTGTCCTAAATGCTGACAACCTCATACAATACCAACTATATGGATGGCAGTAGTTCCTCCTCCTGTATCTTGCTGATGTCCAAGTAAAAATATAAACACAACAACCTTAATTAAATAAACCTATGAACACACTATATGTACCTTTGGAAGAAGTTATTTTACTATTACATACAAATTTCCCATTAGCAGAGCAAGAAATAACATTGAGGAATGCTTTAAAAGATATAGAATATCTACCAACTATCGACTTATCTATTATAGATGAGATGATAGAGGAAAATAGATATGAAGCATATATAGAATGACATGAAACCGATAGAGTGATGCACCAATATGAGATTCTTCAAGAACTCAAATCCCGATTATCTCCTAAAAACTAAACTATATGAACTCATAATCCCTTGTTTTTTCTCTAAAAAAAGATATAATTAGCACTATGAATGTATTAGATTTCCTAGAATCTGCTCACGAATACAGAAAGATAAAAAAGGTACAAATAGACGGTTTAGATATTTATGAAATTGGATAATGTCAATATTCGACCAAGATAACTTCTTAACAAAAAAACCAATGGCAGAGACAAAACAACCTACAAAAGATAAGCAAGAAGCTTACCAAGCCTTCATAGCTCACTACAACCTTTCCCCTCTAAATAACGATGCAATAATGAATTGCCTGTTTGAATTGAACGAGAAGATAAATCTTTTAGAAATGTATCTTGCAAAAAGAGTGACAGTAGAAGAAATGATAGATAGGCATGAATATAATTCTGATTTACGACCATTAGAGCCTACAAAAGCATTTATACACGCAATATGAATAGATGCTACTCGATAATCTCAATAACCCAGATAACTATGGATAATCAAGCTAAAAATATATGGATTTCGCCAAATGCAAACTCATGATGGAGAAAGCATAATGCAAACATATCGAAAGAAGAATGATATGAAGCATTCAACACTCTCGTTTGATACTGCGTAACAGAATGAATGGGAGTAGGAGATTATGATAGTACAGAAGAGCTACTTGAAGCAATGGAAGAATACATAGACAAGCTCAGGTACGTTAAATAGATAAACCACTCTAACGAATAACACATGAAATACTAGAATTAATAACCACTGACTAACAGATTAACTTGATTTATCCAGTAAATAAGTAAAATATATCCATGACACAAGAAGAATACAAAGCTAAGATGAAAGAACTCTGATATTCAGACAAATACATAAATAACGAAATGTTAACTATGTTTTCGGAAGTATCAGGAGAACTCAGCAAGTACAATCGGAAGGGAATGAATCCTAAATATATGAAGTAATGAGAGGAAGTAGAACAAAAGACATAGACAAAGCTAATGTAATTGCAGCTAAGATAAATAACCCTGATGCAACTCTTCAAGAGATTGAGTCTCAGACTTGAATAAACTATGAAACAGCAAGAAAGATATTGAATGAAGACTTACCAGAAGTTGTGAAAAGCTCTGAAAATATTAAAAACCTCTTTGATCGTAATGATAACTTACAGACTTTAGCTGATGCAAGGATAGCTCAATTACTATTAGCATGAAAAGAAATACATATTAGAGACCTTACAAGCTTAAGAGACTCTACGTTTAAGCAAAATGCAGTGATTTGATTGAAAAAATGAGAGTGAGAAGAGAAAAACAACATCATTATTCAGATATAAAAAACACACCATCGACGATAGTCGATAAATGCGTGCGAAGCAAAGCATTGGTTTCTCTGGATAGTTTCTTCTTACGGATAAATGTATCTGGTACCTAATAGAATAGAAAAGAAGGGATTTCTAGTATTGATGCGGAAAACTAGGATAAAAAATGCAATGTGGTTACCCTTTTTAGATAATGTGATTGCCATAAAAAGACAACTGTGTTATCTATTATAGATAATAAATTGCCTTTCTATGTAAATTGAATATACTAAAAAAGACCTTTTCCGAGGTCTTTAATTCAAAAGTAACAAAGGCATTATATGGAAATGAAGAGAAAACGCAAGGTCGTTTTAAAAGACGATGCCTTGGAGTATCTGAAAAGAAACAATCCTGAAGCATTCGAAGTAAGAGAATACACAGTAAAAGTAAAGCTAGAATCTGACTTTATAAAACATATGCAACATAACCAACAGTATAGAAAGTACATTGTAGAAAATTTGTGAGTTACATACTTATGATATTTGTATATTCTTTATGATTCTCTTACTTATGAAAATATAGTGAATTTTAATGTAATGAAAGAAGTTTGAGTAAAAGAATGAATGATAAAAATATCTAAAAGAATCTTCAAAGAACATAATATAATCAAGAAGCACAATTGATACTACTATCTGAATCCGAACGTAGCAATGAAGTGAGAAGCTGTAAACCCTAATATTATTGAGCTTTTCAAATAATGACAAAGAAGATAAATCTAGAAAACCTCCGTGAATGGCAAAAAGACTACGTAAAGAATAAGAAACGCTTTAATGTTCTTGTAGTTCACAGACGTTCGGGCAAAACAGTTGGTGCAGTTCTCGATGAGCTGATAGCAAGTGTCCAAGACGTATGAGACTATTGATATATAGCACCAACTTATAGACAAGCCAAGAAAATTGCATGGAGAATGATTCAGAAGTTTTGAGACCAGATATGAGACTTTAAATATAATGCAAGTGAACTAATTGTTACTTACACAAATTGAAGCACTATCTCTCTATTCGGTGCTGAGAATCCTGATAGCTTACGATGACTTGATTTAAAATGAGTTATCTTTGATGAGTACGCACAACAGCCTTCTAACATTTATTCGGAGATTATATTTCCGATGATAAATGCCAATGGATGATGGGTAACTTGGATTTGAACACCAAAAGGCAAGAACTCATTTTACCAGCTTTATAAGAGAGCATTGAACGATCCAAGATTCTACGTTCGCCTTCTTAGATACACAGACACAAAGCTTTTGAGTGATGAACAGATAGCAGATGCAAGACTTGAAATGACAGAAGAAGAGTTTATGCAAGAGTATGAATGTTCTTGGGAAGCTTATATGCGTTGAAGTGTCTATTGAAAAGAATTATCCATTGCTTACAAGGAATGAAGGATAAAGCCTTGAATATACGATCCAGAACTCGAAGTAACAACCTTCTGGGATTTGGGTATATCAGATGCAATGGCTATTTGATTTGTACAGACAGTTGGTAAAGAGATTAGAATAATTGACCGCTACACGAACACTTGATACTGACTTGAACATTACGCGGAAGTATTAAAATCAAAGCCCTATCGCTATAAAAACCATTACTTCCCTCACGATATTAGACAACGTGAACTCTCTTCTTGACTCACAAGACTAGAAACAGCTATTAAACTCCTCTGAGATATATGCAAAGTAGTTCCAATGAATAGTCTTGAATCTGGAATAGATGCAGGTCGTTTGATATTCAAGAACCTATGGATAGAAGAATGACTTGATGAATTTATCAATAATCTATCTCTCTATCAGTACGAATGGGATGATAAACTCTGACAATTCAAGAAGGTTCCGATACATGACTTCACTTCACATGATGCTGATTGGTTTCGCTACATGGCAACAACTTACAATATTCTGATTCGTGGAGATTCAAAGGAAATAGCACAAGAACATCCAATGGAATTACACCCTTATTCCTACAAGAAAGAAGAAGTAGCATTTGAGTTTGAAATAGAGGATTCAGCTTATTAAAAAAGATTTGCAATTATAAAAAAGTCATTATAGTTAGTATAACAAAGCAAAAACAATGGCAAAAAACAAGATGTCCATAAAAGATTTCCTCTCTCTCGTTGATATGAAAGAGAGTGATGTTTTGGTTCAAGTTCAGCAACAGAAAGAAATATCACGAGAATTTGTAAACCAAAAGAGATTCGATCTCGAAGCTGATGAAAGACTCCTGAATAATCAGAAGGCGAATCCAGAGCTTATTGGAGATACAACACTTTTTAACGTCCATACAGCATTGATGGCACGTTCTTTTAGTGATAAGATTAACATTACTTTTAGAGGAGGAACAGGAGAAGAACAGAAGACTGAAACATGGCAGAAGATGTACAATGAGGATTTCTCGACTCCTGAGATGAAGATGCTAAAGTATCAGAGAGACCACGATAAATATCTCTATTGAGTTGGAATCGTAGCAAGACCAGGATGGGATTGAATTTACAAGCGTAACAAGTTTCAAGCTGTCAATCCTAAAACATGGTATCCTGATTTAAATGGAGATTATGTAACAGGGAATTACAGTTATTCAGGTTTTGACCAATTGAAGTACAAAGATGAGCTTGAACAGTCTTGATATGCAAACGTGGATAAGCTTACTCCAATGCAATCATGAACCAATGGAGCTTTTCAACAGAAGCAACAAGAGCAGATTGATTTGGATTATACAGCAGTACAGCAACAACCAATCATCTACAATCCACAGTATGAAGTCTATATGCACTTCGCTATCTTCAACGGAGTAAAGGCATATGTTTTGACAGGTAACAACGAACAAGTTATTCTCTGAGTAGGAATCTGCAAGCCAGGGAACAAGTTTGAAGAGAAGAATCCAGAGCTTATTAAATTCCCTTTCACGTTCTTCTATTGGAAGCCTCGTAGAAACGACCCATTTGGATTCAGAATAGCGGATTACATTCGTGATGTACAAATCAACAAGAGTAAGATAGCAAACCTTCGCCTTGATAAGATGAAGGCAGAGCTTTATCCAATGTATCTTTACAACACAGATTATGTGAAGTGAAGCGACCTCTGATTTGGATTTAATAAGTTCATTCCTTACAAGTCAGGTCTTGATGGTGCAGTCAATCCACAATCTGTTGTCTCTCCTATCGTTCCAAATACCAGAGTAGATACTTCACTCACGATTGACCAAACTCTTGATACACAAGTCGAAAAGAGTACAAGTATTGGAGCTGTTGCACAATGAACTACAACAGAAGCACGACAAACACTCGGAACGAATCAGTTGATACAAAGCAACACAGACCTGAACCTCTCACTTAACACCAAGCTCGATAACATAGGGGAAGAGTATCTGACTATTGAATGGATGAGAGGATATTACATTCACTTTAGCGATGCTGATACTAAAATCGTGTACACAAGTGAAGGATTCATGGAAGTTCCAATAGTGATTAAGCGTGAAGACTTCTATATCGAAGGCAACGTAAAGATTCAGATTGAATCAAGTGCTGAGACAGAACAGCGTAAGAATAGACAACGACTCGCGTTTAATGAGACAATCCCTTTCATTCTCCAAGATCAAAGCGTTCCTGCAATCTCTAAACGTAGAGCTTTACGAAGAGTATGGGAAATAAACGGAATAGAGATGAATCAGATTATGGAAGAACTACCAAAGTTACCAGATGAAGTCCTCCAAGAGCAAGAGAACATTCTCCTTGCAAAATGAATCCAAGTAGATATAAATGCAGATGACGATGACTTGGTTCACTTGGTAGCAGTTGAAGCGGTAACTCATACAATGGAAGGAGAACTTCACAAACAAGCTCATATGCTTGCTTACATACAGAAGGGAAAGCCTCAACCAATGGCACAAGACCCAGGACTTGCTAATCAAATGGCTAGTCAGTCAATGAGTCAAACAGGCTCACAATCTGCAAAGGCTAATTCACAGCCAATGCTCACAGCTCCAGTATAATTATTAACTAATTTACCATGATTGATGCATCAACACAACGCAACGAGATTCAAGAGAAGCTAAAGATGCTTAAGAAGTATGAAGCCTCTACTGAATTTGCCAAGATTAAAGAATATTGCGTAACTAAAGGGGAAGAAACAGAGAAGGAAATCCGCAGTGATTTGACTCTTCGTTTGAATAAGTGAGAAGCTCATGTAGCTAAATATTCAGAACTTGATTTTATGGTTCTTGACCGCGAGTTTCTAAATGAAATCCGCAAGCAATCAAAGAGCAAAGAATTTATCGCTGAGATTGATACAAATATCGAGAATATCGAGACTCATCTTATCCTCCAAGACGAAGTGAAGTTTGATATATGTGTTCACTCAGAACTTGCTTACAAGAAGCGTAAATATAAGCTCTACCTTTCCTTTGAAAACACAGTCAAGCAAATGATTGATAAATACGAAGCTGAGGAAAAGGGAATTGATATGGAAGCAACAACCAATCCTTACTATGAAAAGCCAGTAGTAACAGGACAACTGGAGGATATACAAGCATAGAGTTTCGATATGAAGGGTTCAAGTCCCTTCTATTGACACTTTAAGTCAAGCTCTACGGAGCATTAACATTTTCCACCTATGTCAAACGACAACGAAGTAGAATTCGACATCGATGATGTTGCAACTACTGAGCCTAATCCAAGCTCCACCGAAATTGAGATTGAATGAGAGGATGACAATACCTCTCAACAGGAATCCAAGAATGAATCCAACTTCAAGAAGCTCTATAAGAGCAACAAGGAGAAGGAAAAAGCACTTGCTGAAAAAGAAGCTTTAATAGCTGAACAGGCTCGTGAACTCAAAGAATGGCGTGAGCTGAATCCTGATATTGCATGAGAGAAATCTTCTAGCAAATCTAACGAAGCTCTCGAACTCAAAGTATTCGGATTAGAGAATCCAGAGGCTAAGGAACACCTTTCCAAAGTCAAAGAAGCATCTAACCTCTACTGACTTCCATTCGAAAAGGCTTGGACTCTCGTAAAAGCTGAACTACCTAAGCCAAGCGAATCTACTAGTGATTTCGATCTCCGCTCCTCTCCGAATAAAGTAAAGAAATCTATGAAGGATGTTACCGCAGAAGAAGCTCTTAAACTTTCTCCTGCACAACAATCAGAATGGAGGAAAATGCATCTCGGAGTTGAATAGGCAAACAGCGTATTGTTAGACAATTTAAACACTAACATTACCTCAAATGGCTAATCTATTTACCTCGGTAGTGCGACAGCATTGGGAACTCGCACTTCAACGAAACCTTGAGAAACACCTCGTCGCAATGGACCTCGCAACAATGAAAGTTATTGCAGACGGAACAGTTCTCAATATCCCTCGTATGGCATTCCAATCAGTTGGAAGCTATACAAAGTACACAAACGTCACTATCGGAAGTCTCACTACCGCTAATGACACGCTCACAATTGACACTACGTCAATGATTACATTCCCGATGGATAAGATTGATGTTGGTGATAACTACATCAACGTAATCCCAAAGGCTACAGCAAATGCAGGTTACAAACTCCGCCAGCAAATTGACGGAAATTTCCTTGCACAGTACTCAAACGCAAGCAACATCTACAACGTAAACGGACTCAATGGCGCTGCAGGCGCTCCAGTAGTTCTCGCTACAGGTGCATCTCAGAACATCTCCGCAGTATTCGGTGATTCACAGGCTAAGCTTATCAATGATGGTGCAGATATTAATAACATCTGTCTCGTAGTTGATAGCTTTGTCCTCAATGTCATCAATACACTCGGACTTGAGAACGGATTCCAAGTTGCAGACGAAGCTTACATGACAAAGGTACAGCGTGGTTATCAAGGTAAATTCCTCGGAATGGAGGTATATCTTGCTACTGACCTTTCATGTAGTGTTGTTCTCGATATGGCTACTCAGCCAACAGCAGGTGATACAATCTCTATCCTCGGACAGACGTTCACTGCTGCATCTCCAATCGGTACAACAGCAGGAAACTTCCTTATCGGTGCTGATGTCGATGCAACCCGCGTGAACCTTGCAGCTGCAATCAACGCAGCAGGCACTACAGCAGCTACTCACGTAGCAGTTACTGACCCTAGCAAGTTCCTTAACTTTGTATCAGCAACAGATTCACCTTCTGGAGACACTCTCACGATTGTTTCGAAGACTGGTCGTATGTTCCCTTCATCAGTAATGACGAATGCATCAAACGACTTCCAAGCTGAAACAATCCACTGTATCATGATGGAAAAGGGTTCAATCTGGATGGCTCTCCGCAACAATGTAACAATTGATGAACGTGATGAACCACTCTCACTTGTAACCAACTACTTCATCTACACAAGATTCGGTATTACTACTCCACAAGAGGGCAAGGATCGAATGGTAGATTTGCAAATCCAATCAAAAAGTGCGGAAAGTTAGCATCAGAACTCCTAATCCTCGGATTGGGGGTTTCATGTTATCCTTAACTCTAAACTATGTACAACGTCTACAATAAAGAATCTCAAAAGGTGGAAAGGGTTGAGAAAATCAATCCCAAAATCCATGTTCATAGAACTACCAATCTTCCATTCGATATAGCAGAAGAAGCAGAAGAGAAGGTAGAAAAAACAGTAAAAGCTCCTAAAAAGAAATAATGGCTAACATTCTCTTATCTGACATCTACGATACAGTCGCTCAGGATGCTTACACAACACCTGAATATGACACAGACCAATTCCTGAAAGATATTCATAGAGTAACTCAGGACTTTTGGAGTGAAGTTGTATGACTTCGCAAGGCTGATTGAAACTGGGATATTTGGCTTACTGATACTGTTAGCTTACAAAGTGAGTATACAGACCCTCCTGTTACTTCTACAAGCGTGTGAGCGGCTTATATTGATTCAGTTGCAGTAACTTATGATTCAACTACTTACACAGATACAGGACTTATAGATTATACAGTCGCAAAACGTGCTACAGATGCACAAATCGCCAACTGGAATTGGTATTTAGAGAATCAACCAAACAATTTGCCTCTCTTCTTTGAGCGTGACGGAAGTGTTTTCATAGCTCCAGACCCTCGAAGCAACGAAGTAGGTACTAATAGGCTACAGATTAAAGGAATTAGAAGCATTGCAAGTGGTTCTTGGACTCTTTCTACAAGTGAAACAGAGATTAAAATGCCTGTATTCTGCCTTACAGTCCTTGAATTTGGCTGTATTTGGAAAGCTCACGTATTTGAAAGAAGGGATAGAGGAGTTATTCTCGATGCAAAGACAGAATACGAGAACGAGAAGAGAACAGCTATCAATAAAATCTTCGTAGACAAGGTTTTCCTCAATTCTTATCCTCCTGATTGGAACTGGAATACTACTTATGGCAATAACTCAATCTTTCCCCTCACATGACAGCAATAACAATTCCATCTTTCCAATGATGACTCTCTAATGATCGAAATATCGGACAAGAGGGTGCTTTTTGGAACTCAGACGGAGTAGAGATACGAAAGAATAGCCAGTATGTTACATTAAATAGAGCTTTACAGGCCGTTTGGAGTACATGAACAGACCAGATTATTGCTTTTAGCCTTGATGCCTGAGGATGAACTAATATGAGTGGAGAACTTCTTGCATTTACTTCTACAGGTAAGGTTTTTGACGATTCAGGAGAAGTTACAAACGCTGCTGACGCCTTTGCTAACTATGCAGAGGCTAACTGATTAAAATATATCCTCTGAGGCAATAAACTTTACTGATTCACACCGCCTTGAACAATATCCGCATCACTTGGTACGTTCTTTTCAGCTAACCAGACTCAAAGACCTGCAATTGATTTCTACTGAGACCTTATTATCTGAGATGGAAATGCAATTGCTCGCTACAACAAAGACCTGACGTTTATTATTTACTCTACTACAGTCGAAAATCCTGTTATCGGAGGACTTGATGGTAATGTCTACGCAATAACAGTTATTTGACCAAATATATACGTATGGTGTAACAACGGTAATAATACGAATCTTTATATTTGGGACGGTCTTTCAAGCAGACCAACCGAAAAGATAACATATATAGACAAGCCTATTGTTAATGTAGCACTTCTTTGAGCGCAACACTATTGGTGGAGTCAAAAAGCAGTAACAGCAGTCAAAAATATTCTGATTGGCTCTAGTTACGAACCTACTCGCTATATTACCTCAGATATACCAAACAATCTTTCTAGTTGAGCAAATAATGAGAATAACCGTATTTGACTCTACTGAACAAACACAAATGCAATTGAGACTATCAACGACATAGTTTATCTCCCTTGATATGGTCGAATCTTTTGATTTGGTAAATACTTCCCGAATCAACCAGTCGCACTTAATAGAGAGTTTACTTTCGATGGTTCCGAGTGTACTGCTATGCTTGCATGAAAAGTAACAAATAACTTAGTAGACCTTTCCTCTCAGCTTGCCATCGGATATAAGAAGGGTTCTAATTACTTCGCAGGATACTACGATTTTAGAGACTTCAACGGACTTTACACCTCAGAAGGGTTCATTGAATCAATGGAATATGTATCTGCATGAACTACACAAGGGGAACAACAAAGGACATTTATTATTCCTTTTGAGCTGACTAACGCTGCTTGTACTATCGAAGTCTCTGCAATGATAGATAGAAGTGGAACTTACACGTCAATCAAAACAATCAGCTCAACAGAATACTGAATAAGATATAACGTAGCGGAATTAAAGAACGTAGGAAAATGGGACGTGATACAATTTCGTTTCGATCTTGCAACGAGTAATACAACCTATTCGCCTAAACTCAGAGTTGGAATGACAAATCAATCAGTTACAGTCGGTAATCTTGCACGTAGATAATGAAAAAAGATGTAAACTTCACAATCGTAAAACAAGTAAAACCTCCTATTTCAGAGTACGCAAGAAAATGACAAGAGGCAGGACTTGAAGATGCACAGTTGAAAGTTGGGAATAATCGCGACATATCCAATTCTCAGAAGTTTTCAATGTACATAAATAGTACAGCGTGAGCAGTTTGAGATGCAACACCTCGCGACCTTACATTAATCGGATTCAATCACGACAGGACAAAAGTATACTCTTGAACACTTGTAGCAACTAAAGGCTCGATTACAGCAGAATTGACGAAGGAATACACAACAAATACACCTTCTAATAATGTAATAGCAATCCCATCAGGAAAGGCAGTCAGAATAAGTGTATCGCCATCAACAGCAACTCAAACAATAACAGTCAGTGTAACAGGGACATTTAAATACTTGAAAGGCTCATCGCTTTCGCTTACCAGTGCGAATAGTGAAATAATAATAATGGCAACAACAGGCAATCAACTCCTTCTGAAACTTCAATACTCTACAAGTGCAGGAGAACGCCCTATATTCGGAATACTAATAGAAATAATTTAATTGATTATGACACTAATTCCAATATACTACTTCTAACCCTTTATTTTTACACTATGTCTAAGTCCAATACAACCGAGAATGACGTTCTCAAGGCTATCCTTCAGGGTACTGACCCCTCATGGAGAGCAGGTGCAAATCTTTATCTCGCACTCTATACAGCAGACCCAGGAGAAGCAGGAACAGCAATTACCAATGAAACAGCATATACAAACTATGCACGTCAAACTATAGTGAAAGCTACAGATTGGACAGACGGTGGAGCTTCATTTACAAATGCAGCACTCATTCAATTCCCACAATGTGGAGTTACAGGTGCAACCCTTACTCATGTTGCACTCGTAACTACTTCTTCAGGAGCAGGACAGATTCTCTACTCAGGAGCACTTAACTCTTCTCTTGCAGTAGCAAACCTTATTCAGCCACAGTTCGCTATCGGAGCACTTACTATAACTGAAGACTAATATGTACACTTGTTCACAATGTCATAAATGAGTAATCGTACTCAACAATGAAGTAATAAAGGCTTGCTCTTGTAATGCTTCTATTATTGCTAATGCTACCGCTTCAATGACTTGAATGGGCGGAGTAACTATCTAACTATGGAAATACTTATCTACAGGCACGATGAGTGAGAAGAGACAGCTACTGTATTTTCAGATGTCAGACAAGCTATCGACTATATGAAAGAAAGAGCAACACAAGAAGGTAAAGAATGGTCTGATTATGTAATTAAACCTAATGACTCTCAATAGTGTACAACAACTCGTAGATGCAGAACTCGAATGAAGAGTTCGTAGAAATCAATGGAGAAAAGTACCTTCTCAGGTAACAACTGCATGATATTGGTTCGACCTCTCACTCTCTCCTTGAAATCCAGTACCTAAATATTGGTTCGATTCGACTCCTCTCATTGCAAAGCAAGTCGCTCAGTCTACAGATTGAGGGCTTTTTCATTGAGCGAATGTATCACCATACGAGAAGTATTTGAGAATGACTATGGCAATGTCTTCGTCCGCAACATGACTTCCACTTCCTCTCCTTCTTTGTGATTACCTCCTTTATTATCCGTCTATTGATGACTCAGTGACTGATCCACAAGTCCTTGATAATACTATCACTCTTCCACGATACACTGACTGAAAAGGAGTGCAGGCAATCGCAGTAACAGTAGCAGGTCGAACATGAGGACAAGATTTCTACTTCACTTACACAAATAGCGATTGAGTAGCATGAAGAACTAGCCAGACAGTACGACAAAACACTATCTCTTCCATCGGGACTATAACTACAAGTTCATTATCTACACTCTGAATGTCAGGAAATCCATTTATCGGACTCCAAGATTGAGACTCAGGAATCCGAAGTATAGACTCAGTAGTAATGCTCGGAGCTGATGTATGACTCTTCACTCTTATCCTTGTAAAGCCTATCGCTAGTACACTTATCCGAGAACAAACAGCACCAGTCGAAAAAGATTATTTGCTAGAAACGTGTGATGTGCCTATAATAAAAGACGATGCTTACCTCAGTTGGCTCACTTGTCCACAAGGCTCACTCTCAGGAGTCGTTCTAACTTGAGATATTCAAATTATTTACTCATAACTTTCTTTATATGCCTTGATTTTCTTCACAAGATTCTATCATAAATGCTCTTACTGCCTGACAGTCATGGAGATATGATTGGACTAAACAAATGAATCCAACTACTGCGGCAGCGGCTTGAGAGTTTCATACTCTTTTTCGTGGTAATGGTAATCCATGAGCAGATGCTCTTTTCGATACAGGTGCAAACCTCACTTTTCAGGGGGTAACTGACACTACAACAAGTGCTGCTTCTATTCCTCATGGTGGTGACGTACAACCAACGTATTACAAGTCTCTTGTGAATATGTCAGCATTTACGAGTGCAGCAACCACAGCACCTTGTGTAGCAGTTCTTGTAGACCTCGTAGGATTTTACCGAAAGACCTCTGTAACGACACTTACAGCAGAAGCAACAACCAATACTCTTGGATTTGGTGATACATTCACAGCAGATGCAGGTACAGATATTATTACAATGACTTCAACTACAAATCGACCAAGTAATATTCTCGTAGGAACTCGTGTTCGTCTCACAACTACCACAACTCTTCCAGCAGGACTTGCACTCGCTACTGATTACTATGTCATAAAAGTAACTGACTCAACATTCAAACTTGCTACAACTTATGCGAATGCCATAGCATGAACAGCAATCAACATAACTGATGCAGGAACAGGGACGCATACGATGAGTCGTCTTCTCCCTCGCTATACAAATGGTGCAGGAGTACAAGCTATATTTTTCAATCCTGCTGCAACTGCCCTCGGTGCGGCAACTCCAAATCTCTCACTTTGATATACAAACTCAGCTCAAACAGCTTCACGCGCTACACCTACAGTTCTTCCAGTAGGAAAGACCGCAGCTTCAAACTCACTTATACTTTACTCAGGAGCTTCAGGAGCTTGAAAGTTCAACTACCAAGTACCACTTCAGTCAGGTGATGCAGGAATTGCTCAAATTGACACAATTCAAAACTCTACTTCATACGTCTCAGGTACTTACTCAGTAGCTCTTGTCAAAGAACTTGCACGAGTACCTATCACAACACTCTGAGTTGCAGCAGAACGAGACCTTGTAAACCAACTCCCTTCACTCCCTAGAATCTACGACGGTGCAGCACTCTATTGGCTTATTGGTTCTTCAACTACCACTCCAGCAAATGCAACCTTCTCTGGTCATATTCTCACTTCATGGAACTAAATGGCTCTACTCTGAAACTACGCCATCTTCACTAAAAATCCTGTAAACTATGCTTGAGGTGATTCTACTTCAGGCATAGCTGGGTTAAGATATAACTTCAATCAGGCTTGAGTCTCACGTCTGAGATTTTACTGAGATAACGATGTCGCATGAGTAACAGATAGATGTGGACTTCCAGCTAACTACTCAGCACCTTACTCATGGGTACTTCCACCAAAATCAGGAGGACTCTGAAGCAACGTAGGTATCCGATGACTCGGAGCTTTCGCAGGTTCAGGAGCTTTATGAGTGAATATAGATGCAACAATGGAGTGAAGTGGAACTATCAGCGATGCGAATATGGGACTTATCCTCTCCGCAGTTGCTACTCTTTCAGGTATTTGAGGACTCTCCGCAGATGTAGTTGGTGCTTTAAATGCTTCAGCTACTCTCGCAGGTTCTTGAGATATGACAGGTTCACTCGGTGCTCTCGCATGAGCAGTCGCAACACTCTCAGGAAGCGGAACAATGAATAATGATATTACAGCCCTTGCTTTTCTAAGTGCTGATATTTACGTAAACCAATCAGAAGCAAGTGTACAACAGATTGTAGATGGAGTGTGGAATGCACTTGCAGCTAGTTACAACACAAGCGGAACAATGTGAGAAGCAGCACAAACAGGATGAGGAGGTGGTGGAGGGGCAACCGCAGCACAAATATGGAGTTATGCGACAAGGACACTTACTGAAAGTGCATGACTCACAGTAGAACAAGAAGCACAGCTCACTAATATAGACTCTCTCGTTACTACAAACCTCGATTCTAAAATATCAGATATTAGAACACATGGTGGAGGAGGTTATGGAAACATAGAATGAATCCGAGCGACAGTCAATAATGCTAAAAATGAGATTAAGTCTCATATTGACGAGAAACTCGCAGAAATCCCACAACCTGACATATCAAAAGTCGAAAAACAATTAAATGAGATGAATTCTCATATTGATATTGCAAAAGATAGCATTATTGATACAATAAATTCAACAGAAAACGAAATTTGTAGCGATATTGTCAGAGCGAAGAAAGAAACGAAAGAAGAATCAGTAAAAACAAGAAATCTTGTAAGAGAAAAGACAAAGAAAATAGACGAAAATGTATCAAAACTCGCTGATAGACAACAGAAAACAGATGAAATGATTGAGAGTGAGTCGGAAGAATTAGAAAAAGAATTTGAGAAGATTTACGAGGAAGAAGCAACGCTAATAGAACGAGACATGGAAGACTCATTTAACAAAGAAGCTGACTCCATAGAATCTGAGCTTACTAACCAAAAAACCGATGGCAACGAATAGAGATAAATTCTTGGAACTCCGCAAGAGTGGAGTAGACCCAATTACTGCAAGGAAACAATCATATTGAGAAATTCCTGCTATTGCAAATGCACCAGTTGCATGAGTAGCTCCTGCAATTACTCCAATTGCTCCAGCTCCTACAACACCAATTGATAATAAGCAGGTACTTGCAAATAACCAAGCAAAGGTAGCATGAGAAATACAGGCAGGCACACGACCTGCAGTATGACAGCAGTCAGAGAGTCTTGCACCACCTACTTGAACAACTACTCCAAGCGGAGCTACTTTGAACGCTGACTGAACAGTAACGAATGCACCACCAGTAAATGCTACAGCAAATCCTACAACTCCTGCACCTACAGCAACTCCAACTACAGCTACAGCAAGCAATACAGCAACATGAGCAGTAGATTTTAATGTATGAGCAGGAAGAGAACAAGACATAGTAAAGAATCTCCAGACATTCAAGACTCAGGGAATGGATGACAACGCAATCAAGAATGCAAGTGGCTATGCTACAGCAGATGCGACTAAAAAGGCACAGATTGACGGATTTCTTGCAGGACAGAACAAGCCTTTAGATAAAACTACGGCTCTTTCAGGAATGATGGCTTGAACTCCACCACCAGTACAAAACACTCCTGAATATCGTGCAGCACAAAATACTTACGCAAACTTCCAGAAATTCAACGGAATGACTGTCCCACAACTCGTGGATAACTTGAAACAAGGAGAAATTACAACAGAGATGAATAACCTTCTTGCGCAGAATCCAAACTACCAACTTGCAAAACAGCAGATGCAGGCTTACCAGAACACCCAGAATATAAACAATGCAGTAAATGGATTCAGCTCAGGGATAAACGGGAAAGAAATTGATACTCCTGATTACCTGCAGGCTCTTTCAGATAAGATTCTCACGAAGCTTGGTCTTTCAGAAACCTCAGCACAGCAAGCCTTTAAGGATATTGTAACAAACGACTCGAAGGTGGTCGAGTATACGAATCAACTTTCTGCTATAAATCGTCAAGTAGCTGACACAACCAAGCTTTTAAACGATGGATATAAGGATTTAAAGGCACAATATGGCGATATGCCAAGCTCTGCACTCATTACCCTTATGAATAGCAGATTTTCAACAGCTAACGACACTCTGGCTAATCTAAACAACTCTAAAAGCTACTTAGAAGCTGATTTAAAGAACGCTGTTGAGATGGCAAGAGGAGAATATGAGGCAGCAGCACAGGATATTCAAAACCAAAATACTATCAGAAACAATCTCATAAATCAGGCAACACAAGCCCAGTTTGGAGCATTACAAAATAGGCAGAACTTTGCTGATAGTGTAGCTCTAAAACAAATGGATTATGCAGAATCTGAAAGAATAAGAGGACAAGAAGGCACGACATGGCAATCAGCAAATATCACACGTTACAATCCTGCAACTGGTGCGAATGATTCCACTCCTATCTTCTATAGAAAGAAAACGAATTGAGCATGATTTGAGGCAGTCGATCTTGCATGAAATCCAATAGATGCCAACCTTCTTGCAGGCTGAATTACCTGAGGCACTACAGGCGGATGAACACCAGGAGGATGATATGCAACTGGCACAAGCGAAATGAGAACAGATAGAAATAATAACCCTACCGCATTTACAGTCGATATAGCAAAGCAAGCTTGACTTGTTGAGTGAGTTGACTATGTAGTAGGCGATAAATTCCCTGGAAGCTCTAATCTTTATACTGCAAAAATTATTTGAGACCCTATAGAAACAAGCATTCGGGTGATTGATAAAATTGGATTCAAGACTAAATCATGACAAAATAGATGGACGTATACTGACAAGCTCTGACTCACAAATGAATCATGGGCTAATATGTCTCCTACAGATAAGGTAACGGCAATAAAAAAAATGTATCAACAAGAAGGAGGAAATGGAAAGGCTATTTGAGAGGCACAAGCACAAACCACAGCAACACCATTCAATCCATTACAAGTGAGAGAATTTGAAGCATACGATTGAAAGACCATACCTGCACAATATAAAACTCCTATGGAGCAAGACCAATTTGTGAGAGACTATAATAAATGGATTGCAAATAAGCCAGGCATAAAGATTGAAACATGAGATGATGTACTTAAGATAAAACTCGATAAACCAACAGGAGAGCAATCAGCTGCTCTTGCATATTGAGCTAGAATGGTAAACGCTTCAAAGGCAGTTACTAAGTTTGAAGATGAGTTTTTGAAACTTCCAATTGAACAACAATACTACCAATCAAAAGTTCCTGATATTCTGGCATCACAGAACCAGAAAAGCCTTGAACGTGAAAAGCAAGACTTTATCACAGCAGTTCTTCGTAAGGAATCAGGAGCGGCAATCTCTCCTTCCGAATTTGCAGCACAAGATAGAATCTTCTTCCCACAACCTGGAGATTGACCTGACGTAGTAATTGCAAAGAGAAATGCAAGAAATTTCAGAGTAAAAGCAATGCTTTGAACTGCATGATATGATGCACAGGGTAATACGCCTGCTACCTACTTTACACCAGAAGTAATAGTAGCATCAGAGCCTCCTACAAGCACAGCTCCTACATGAGAAACGCCAGAGCAAAGAATAGCTCGTCTTCGTAACCAAAATAAGTAATATGAATTTATTTGACCAAATCTCAGGCAAGAGCAGCCTAAATTCGTTTTTAGGAAAGACCCCTACTCCGCCAACTACTCCAAGTTACGGAGTATTTCCGCAAGCTCCAATGCAACAGCAACCTACAAATAGAATTCCACAAGTACAAAACCCTTTCATTCCAACAGCAAACGCATGACAAAAATCAGTCAGCGATGATGAGATTCTTAAAATGATTGATGCAGGGGCTACAGATGATGAAATTAAAACAATGATTCAAGAGATTGAAGCTGAAAATGCTCCACTTCCTGAACAGTCATTCTTGGATAAGTCTTTAAATGTAGCTAAGAAATCATGAGAAGTTATACAAAATGCAGTATGATGAGCGGTTGCAGAGACTCCAAAGGTTCTTTGAAACATAGTTGAGTATGGATCAAAAGCATCGCAATATAATCCAGTAAATCTTGGATTAACAGCAATTCAAGCATGATTCTCAGATAAAACATACGGACAACTCAGAGATGAGCAGAAGAAAAGTACAGAAGTATTTTCAAAAGTCTGAGAGCAAGGGAAACAACTTGTAGAGAAATACGGGGCTTACAATCCTAATTCAATAGGAGCGAAAGTATGATGAGTTTGAGTTGATATAGCAGCAACTATAGCATGACCTTGAAAGTTCTTTAAAACTGCACAAGAGGCAAATAAGGCGATTAAAGCACTTGCAACAATAGGAAACCTCTCTTTAGAATGAACTACACAAGCAGTATCTAACTATATAGCTACGGAAGGTAGAATGCCAACAGCAAGAGAAGTCTGAGAATTTATAGCGGTAAACTGAGCAGTCAAATGAACTTCAAAGATAGCAAGTGAATTAAAGAAGCTTCCAAGTGCAAAACTTATCCCTACAACTATAACACAAGCAGGAAAGGATATATCAAGAGGGATTGATATTTGAGATGCTATCAGCAAAACGGGTGTCTCATTCACAAAAGGACAACTCGCAAGAAAGATTGAAACTAAAATATCTTCATTAGGAAAATTGGTTGATTCGCATATCTCAGACTTCATGAAAAAGAATTGACCGAATAATACTAACATTACAAAGATAACAGCGTGATTGAAAGATTCCATTATGAGGGATGCTACTATTGCAAAACAATTACAAGGTACTCCTATTCAGAAACAACAGATAATGGATTCTATTGATGAAACTATTGATGCATATAAGAAGCTTTACTGAGCTAAGAAATTTGATATTGCAGGGCAACAAGAACTAAAAAAGGATATTTATACTGGGCTTCAAAATGTATTCAATAAGAGTCAACCTACGTCAAAGCTCACAGCCCAACAAGTTACAGAGAAGCAAATTGCAAAAAGGCTCAAAGAATGAGTAGAGACAGCAGTTCCAGAAGTTGGTATTCTAAACAAAGAACTTTCTCCTCTTCTTGAAGCTAATAAAAGACTCCAAGCGAAATGAGGATATTCTGGGTACTTGACTGATATTCTTGCATGATGATTTGCTTCTTGAAATCCAGGAGGAATCATAGAAGACCCAACAACCTACTTGAAGAACTTTGCATTATGAGTCCTTGCTAAACGTATCTGAACCTCAACACTTGCAAAAACATCAGCCTCTACCATACTAAGAAAGACAGAACAGCTATTTGATAACAAGCAATTCCAAAAGCTCATTCTCGATCAATACCGAACTTATAACTCTAACCAAAAATAATATGGCACTCATCGCAATATTCGTCATCTCCGTTTTCTTCTTACAATAAGCAACCATGCCATTCCCAACCTCACTCGATACATTCGCATATCCAAACTCTTCTCAAAAGATGAATGACCCTGCTGTACTCTCAACAGTAATAGTAGCAGATTTAAATGATGCTGCAACCGCTCTTGAAGTAAAGGTATGAATTGATTGAAGTGCTGATACTACCTCCCTTGATTATAAGACTTCACGTCTCACAACAAAAGGGGATATTCTCACTCACGATTGAACTAATCCTATTAGGTTGGCAACCTGAACAGACGGATATATGCTTATTGCCGATTCTACAAAGCCTACATGACATGACTATATTGCTCCTACAAGCTGATGAACAGTCACAACAGTAAGTGTAACCTCTGCAAACTGACTTACTGGAAGTGTAGCAAACCCTACAACAACACCTGCTATTACTATCGGAACGACTATAACAGGAATGTTAAAAGGTAATGGAACAGCTATTAGTGCTGCGAGTGCATGAACTGATTATGTAACTCCTACAGGGTCAGGAGCAACTCTCACAGGTATATTTCCAGTCTGAATGATAACGCCTTATGCTTGAACAGCAGCACCTACAGGGTGGCTTATATGCGATTGAACAGCTTACTCTCGTACTGTTACATACTCAGCTCTATTCGCAGTTACAAGTACACTTTATTGAGTGGGGGATGGTGCAACAACATTTAATATTCCTGATTTACGAGGAAGAGTGCCAGTAGGAAAGAACTCTGCTACATTTGCAACTCTTGGTTCTACAGGATGAGCTGAAACACACACATTGATAGAGGCAGAAATGCCAGTACATAACCATGATGCCCTTATGTACGCAGGAGGATGAGCACAAACGTCTCTTAACCTTGCAACATGAGTTGATTCAGCATATCAAGATTTAATGAATGGAAGCGAACAAATAATATACAATGCAGGAGGAGGATGAGCACATAACAATCTTCAACCTTACCAAACTATCAATTATATAATCAAGTTCTAATGTCACCTACAAACTGGATTGGTAGACCACCACCAAACTTCACAACTACTAACTACGATTCAGACAACTACTGGGATGCAGATTTACGATGGGATGGAATAACCTTAATCGATCCAAACTGGCAATGAAGGGACGAAGTAATAACAAACTGGACAGACAGAACCATTCCAAACAGTTCATGGAACTGACGAATAATACCATAAATTGTTTTGCAAATACTAATATTCCTTTATACTATTTATAACACTTACTTTCACTTTTATGCAGAATAAAATCATAACATTTTCCGTAGCTTCTATCTGAACTACTCCACTACAACTTACAGTTCTTCCAATAGGAACTTGCAGAGTATCAATCAAGCCCTTCTCTACTAATACAGCAAGTGTATACGTAGGAACTGGCTCTGCAATTACTCCTTGAACAGTCGCAGCAACTGACGGATTTCTCCTTGATAATGGAGACTTTACAGAAATGGCAGACCCAACAACACTTTATGTAGTCGGAGGATCGGCTTGACAGAAGGTATCTGTTAAAATTTCATACTAATTATGTTTCTTACAAGAGATAAACCACAACAATGAAGATTCTTCACAGGTGGCTACTGAACCGCCTGAACCACTACTACTACCTCCCTCGCTTCACAATGAGGGCTACTTATCAATATAGATAGTGCTACAGGGAACATTGCACAGACAGCGAGTGGATGGATAGAAGATGAAAAGTATGGATTCTATGCAAGAGAACAAGCTACAAGTACAAGTGCTGAGTTCGATACCGCTGTTTTAATGACATGAGCAAAAACTCTTAAATTAGAGACGCTTGATGCAACATGAAATATTCGATGCTTCCCCGCACCACTTACAAACTATTCCACTGCTGCAACGAATCTCGCTAACTCCCATTACTTCATACCGTGTAAAGGAAGTACAAAGTATAGATTCAAGCTGAAAGCAATTAGCACTAATCTTATATCAAGTGGATTCCAAGCATATTTACAAGAAATGAACTCCTCATGAACTGCATGAGCGACATCTACTACTATAAATATTACATGAACGACTGCGGAAACTATTTATACAGTAGTCTGGACAACTGCTGCAAGTGCAGTAAAACTATGATTTTTCTTCTGAATTTCAGCATGAAATATAGCTAGTGTTTCAATAGACGTAAACTCCATGACTCTTGAAGAAGTAATAGAACCAGTAGCTAACTCTCTCGTAACTCCTTCTCCTTCTCTTGTGTCCTTCACGGCAGTAGGAAGTACGGATAATATTGACCAGAGTTTTACAACAACTCCTGACGGAAGCATTGTAGTTGGTGATGTTGGGGGACTCGACTATATGGACAGTCAAAGTTTTACTCCCACAAAGTCAAAGCATACTTGAGTATATCTTTATAAAAGAGCAAACAGTTGAACTCCTACATGAAATCTCAAAATAGATGTTAGAACAGATAACGGTAGTTGAGACCCTACAAGTACTATACTAGCCACCACAACAATACCACTCGCTACGTACAATGCTTTATCAACAAATGCAGAGTTTCTTGTAAATCTTCCTTGTAATGTAACCCCATGAACAAAACATCATTATGTCGCTACTAATACAGCAAATGAGTCAGCATGAAACTGATTCAACCTATGATGTCTTGTGGCTTGATGATATACTTGATGAGATGCAAGATTCTCAACAGACTGATGAACAGTTTGGACTATAAATGGTTCAAGAGATTTTTACTTCAAAACTCTCTACTACAAACCAACTACCAACTTCAAGGCAAGCCAGAATAATCTCTCTGTTTCAGTAAGTGCAGATGAAGATGGATTTCTAGATGGAAGTGTATTAAATTTGACGACAGGAACATATACTTGGTGAATGTGAGCAACTCCTTCTGATTTATCAATGGGAACAAATGTATTTCGTTCTACTGTATGAGCAGGGAATGCAGTTACTACTCAAAATATAATCCAGAATTATGGATATTATAATTATAATGGAAAAAACTGGATTTGAAATGCAGCGTCTGCAACAACACAAGACTTAGTTTGGAAATGTGAAACTATACTTCCTATAACTTCTTCTGTAATAGTTTCACTTACTGCTACTACAAGAACTACATGAGATGTTACAGTTGCTTATTCTACAGATGATAGTACATATACAGATTTATGAAGTCTTGGAAACTCATCAAATGTGGAAGCAGATTTTTCATATTCTACTTCTTCACTTATTTGATTCACAAAATTCTATATTCGCATAAGACGAAGTTGAGCATCATCAAAATTTGATATTGCTAATCTCGCGATTTCAACAACTGTAAATCCTTTGTCTCTCTCAACTCTCCGCAACTACCCTACCAACAAGGACATCATTAAACAGTACTCCACTACTCTCGGTGGAGCTACCACTACCGCTACCTATAGAGCTACTAAATGGGGATTCCCTGCAATAGAGTATTCAGCCACAGAATACCAGTTTTTAGACGTGGACACGACAGCTACAGGCTCAACAGTAGCATTCTCAGAACTCTGAACAACTTATACAACAGTAGCAGACGGAGCAAGTCTAGCTATCTCTTCAACCAGTACACCTAATATCTTTGTAAAGGCTAACATAACAGCCAATAGAATCTACTCATCCAGTAATGATTATGTAGCTAGTTCAGACAAGGATGGTTCACTCCGTCAGACTTTGACGTATCAGGTGGTTCAATAGTTTTACAAAAGGTATGATAAGAATATAATATACGCATGACACTCACAGGAATACTTGCATCTGCAATCATCACGTATCTTCCACTTGGATACACTATTCCATGAACGTATTACGTTTGCTGAAATGTATGATGAGCATATTCTCAAGAAACTATCTATGTTTGTGCGGTAGATGCCCATACGGATTTTTATAAGGAACACGAAACATGACACCTGATAGATGACAAATACCTGACAGCAGAACAACGTGAGCAGTACAAAAAACTTTATGAGAAGCATCGTAAAATTGGTTTACGTGCTTTTCAACGAGAATATTGATATAATGACTGGCAAGAAAGTCTAGCAGATGACTATGCCTCTCACGTGCTGAAACAAAAGGTAAATATATATACAAAACAACGTATAAAACTTATTACTTCTTTTCTTAAATAATATGATTAACTTTCTCAACCATCTTTGGAAAAACTATAAAACAGCCATTTTTTCTTTTATAAATGTTATTGTTGTTTTTTCTGTATCACAAGGATATATTACAAATGACGTAGCTCTTGCAATTTCTTGACTACTTGCCTCTCTTTGACTTTGAGCAAACGCGGTAATGCAAAAACGGTAAAAGTCGAAAAATCTTTATTTTATTCACAATCTGTTAAGAATCTTTCGTACAATGACTACAGCTACACCAAATAGCGAGCTTATAGCCTATCAATTCAAAACCATGAATGAAAAGTTCGATGAACATAAGGACGATACGAATAAACGATTCGACAATCAGGATAAACAGCTCTCTGAAATCAAAGCCATTGTCAAAGAGTGATTTTCCTCTCTTCCTAATACTTACGCAACAAAAAAGGAACATGACGAGAACAAAGCAATGATAAAGAAGATGCAAGAAGACCAAGCTAGCATTGTATTAAAGTCATTTCTTGCCTTTTGAGCTGTAATTATCTCTTGAATTGTCTGGCTAATAGATATAATACTAAAAAAGATATGAATAATTTAAAAGTAAACATACTCTATTTCCTCTTATTCTTCTC